AGTATCTAAAAGATACCTGGTATAACTGCTCCGAATAGGATGTAGTTATGTACAAGTGCGAAGAAACCAATCATGGCTAAGCGACCATTAAGTTGCTCTGCATGTGGACCGTAGCCCTGATAGTCTTCAACGTACTGCATAGGTGGTTCAGAAGCAAACATGTTCTGCTTACCATATTCAGTTGTTGTGTACCTCTTCATACTGTTAGATGAAGTTGTCATTCTTTTGTAAAGAAACGTAACATAATTATATAGTAAATATAAAGTTTCGTCAAATAGGTACTTGTACGGATACCAGAACATCAAAAAGGGGATCTTATGACCCCCATAATGTTAACTTATATTACTTACCTATTCGATATACGGCATCCCGTGCTTTCTGTAGTATGTCACCTCTCAATGGAACATAACCTAAAACAGATGCCCTTTCTTGATACTCTGTAGAGAGTAACGTTGATAGAGTTTCCTTTACTGCTTCAGTCTTACGACCATTACCAGTTTCATAAGCAAGTACCCACGTAAGCGTAGCAATTGGGTAAGCACCTTCTGCTGTAGGGTTAGGGTCTGTTCCTGCGAGGTTTTCATCAAGTACAATCCCATTGAGTGCCAAAGAACCAGACTCAACTGATGGTTTAATATACTCACCATTCTTATTCTGAAGGGCAGCAGCAACAACCTCACCCTTAATGTAGGACTGATTAACATAACCAATAGCACCAATTTGATTTCTAATGTTGCCAGCAACACCAGCATTACCTTTGTTACCTATGCCCACAGGCCAAGCAACTGATTTAGCAACTCCAAGTTTCCACTTCTTACTAAACTCATTCATCGATCTAGTAAATGATGCTGTAGTACCTGAACCATCAGAACGGTACACCCATGTCATCGCATGGTCATCACATCCTACCTGTGACCAGTTGTTTATCTCACCAATAGCAACCTGTACTGCTTGCTCTTGTGTAAGTTTTAAATCACAACCAGGCATATTATAACCAAAGGCAATAGTACCTCCAGTCATAGGTATCTGGACTAGACCTCGTTTTGCTTTAGCAATGTCTGCATCCTTCATAGGATCATCGGAAGCACCGAAGTCTACTGTTTCATCTAAGAATGCTTTTCTACCTGAGCCACTACCAACTGCTTGGTAGTTAACTCTGTTACCTCCTGACTTTGCGTAGTCAGAGAACCATCTTTGATATATTTTAGATGGAAAAGAAGCACCTGCTCCCGAAAGTCTAGTCCGTGCCTCGGCACAACCAGGTATTAGGGAAGCAAGTGCTGCTAATGCGATAAGCCTTTTCATTAGGATCCGCTATCGTGGCTCTTTATATAGAGCAGTTTAATCTAATATTAATCTGCTGTCAAGTAATCCTTACGAGCATGTTTCTCAGGAACTACCTTTCCCAATTCGACGGATAAGAGTCCATCTTCAAAAACGACCTGTCGAACTTCGCAATCCTCGCTGAGTTGCCAAGCCCTTGTGAAGGAACGTTGTGCCAATCCTCTGTGTGTATATTCGACATCTGTTTCTTTATCCTCTTTGATTCCTTCCACATGTAGTTTTCCAAACTCCGTATAGACTTTGACTTCATCCTTCTTAAACCCTGCAAGTGCTATCTCCAATCTTGATTCATGATTATTTAACTGAACTAAATTGTAGGGTGGATAGTTAGTTGTTGGGAACTCAGAACTAAAAAAGGAATTGAAGTAATCATCTAGTCCTATGCTGTTCTTTGTAATCTTATCCATCAATACTGGAAGATCTGCAGCGTGATATCTTTGTAATTTTGTCATAATGGCCTCCTTAAATAAGCTAGGTTTAGTGTGTGTCCCTTAATGGCGACACTACTATTTAACATCAACCTTAAGATTTCCGAAAGTGTTATTTAACGTACAATTCATGGGGGTTATAAACACCTATATAGTTCCAGGTAACAGTGTCAAGAAACATGAAGAAATTACTACCTATTGTTATGTTACTTGGTATGACACCAATGGCAGCTCGTGCTGATTTAGTTCATAGGTTGAGTACTTCAACACAACTAACAGTTGACGCAGCTTTCACTTCTGGTACAAGGATAGGTTCAACCTATACTGTTAGTGGTAATAATATTAAAGTAGCATCTGCTGATGATCACTTTGGTAAGATAACTGCTCCAGCAAGTGTGACTGCAGCAGCAACACTAGATGCTGGTGTATACGATATAAACACCACAGGCTCAGCCTTCAGCTTTAGTGAAAGCTGGACTTCAGGAGATGCGGTGAATCCTATCGGTACAGGTGTAGACGTAACTAGTGGTGTCGTAGCAGATATGCCTGCATACGGCTCAGTTTTAACGTCATCTGGTGGAGTTAAAGGAGACTTAGCTGGTACGATCACCTCTGCAGGTGTGATGACTTTAACAGCTGGTGGAGCTGGAACTTCAGCTACAGGACAATTTGTATCCGAGATTACCGTCAGGTAATGTTTCGTATACTAAAGTCCCTATTTGCTAAAGAAGATAATGATTGGATTAAAGACTACGATCCCAATAAAGACTACTCGGATAGGATATGCCCTAAGTGTGGCACTTGTAAGTGCCATCACTGCTCCTGTCCAGGCGGTCCCCGTGGTCCCAAACTTCCAACAGGGCTCGATGACGAGTCATACCGAGACTGAAAGCACAGTCACGGAGACAATAAATTCAATTGATTATAGAACAGGATGGGAATACTCAGTATCGGGCCATGGAATCTCCAACAACGGAGAACCTCTAAACCCCAACGTGAATACATCAACGGTGACAATACAACCCTCAGCGTCATCAACAGCAACAAACGGAACAGCAATGACAGGAGCAGTAACAAGTTCCTTCGATGCATTAGACCTTGGAGCAGGAGCAAACTTCACAATAACGACTCCAGGAGAGGCGTTCAGTTTCGTGCAAACGTATCAAGGACCTGGGATGACCAATCAAACAGTAATACAAAGAACAACTCAAATAAAAAGCGTAACCGACACAACAAGTACCTTTACCCAATAGCACTATGTCTAACTCAATTTGCGAATGTCCCTGTCACACTGGCGGAAGGTGTAGGGGGTGTAAGTGCAACAGCTAATCCAATCGCCAACTCGTCGGGCTCAGTAACGAACCAGGCAATACAAGTTTTACAAGGTCCATACATAACGAATACCTACGGTGGTGGAGTGCAATGTCAAGGAGCTACGTTTAACCTCACTCCATACCTACAGTTTGCTGATTCACGTAAAGATCCTTGGGAGGACTTCTATGATGAACCACAATACAATATGACTGACGTAGAGGGTAAGACTGTTAAACAAACAGTGAGTGTAAAGAACTACCCTTGGGAGTCATGGTACGATACAAGAACTAAAGATGATGGTACTAGATGGTTTGAAGATGGTGAAAGTATAGAGATAGAAATAGATGTACCTGCTGCTGATGGTATACCAGACGTAATTAATAACGGTGGGTCTATGACACCTACTTGGTATAAACCTATTCGTACAGACATGAAAGCAAACCAGTCCTTTAATGCTGGTCTCTCTGCCACACTATCAATACCATTAAATAGAAAATTCCAGAAGCAATGTCATGAAGCTGCAAATGCTCAGATAGCAATGCAAACTCAATTGACTGCTAACAAAAGATTAGACTTTGAATTAGCTCGTCTTAAAAATTGTGGCGATCTCAAAAAACAAGGTATCATGTTCCATCCTAAGTCACCATACTATTCTATATGTGCTGACGTAATGGTTACTGCACCAGGTGGAAAGATTATGCCTCATACACATGAGATGCCCAATCTTAAATTTAACCCCCCTTCAATTTCCGAGCAGCCTTCACAGCAGCAACAGCTTCCCTCTGTTTCAATAGACGCTCCCTTCGAGATAGAACCTTCTCCTTCTTCCCAAGAATCTTCTTCACTTTCCCAACTACCTTCTTTACCACAGGTTTTATCACCTTCAAAAGAAGGTCCGCTAGGGGTTTGGCAAGTAGGGCAGATGTCGCAGCCACAGCACCAATAGTTGCTGTAGTTGTTACTGTTCCCATAGCTGGTAAGTACTGTTCCACTACTGGGACTGGTTCCCATATGGTTTCACATATCCTACCATCAGGTGTTAACTTATATTCTTTTATCTTTTCTTTTCCACTAGCAGATATATCACCAACCCTCCTTGCATTAAGTGGAGGACATTCTACAGGTTCATTGGTGTCACCCCCTGCTGGAGGCGGTTCTGGAGTGTCTAGATCAGGTGCTGGAGGCTCATCTGTATTAACACCCTCATCAACTTCTTCTTTCTCTGGATTAACCGTCTGCCATGTTAAATCTCTATAATCATATTCTGGTGGTTCAAAGTATGGCATACCACCATCACAAAGAACTACATTCTGCTTAGGATCATCATTAACTAAGGACTTACTTTTATTTGGTGGTCTCTTTGCGTTCTCTTTATGTACCTTAACGCAACCAGGCATATCAACTATAGGAGTACCAGCATTAATAGTAACAGGAACGACTGGAGGAATCGCCTGTGGTACATCTGTAATCCAAGTTCTATTATCTGCTATGGTTACACTATCAATATCCCTTAGAAAGGGTTTCCTTATCCAAACGCCTCCAATATTAACGGAGGGTTGCCTGACCACGATGTTAGGAATATTAAATCCACCGAGAGTAATGTCACGTATGCCACGAATAGGATCCATAAGTAAGTATCCACTATCCTTTAGTTTCTTCTATAGCTTCTTTGATTACAGTTTTCAACTGTCTCAATTTCTTCTTACCAAGACCTGCTCTTGTATCAATTTTAACCTTCAACCAATACACAAAGGCAAGTACCAATATAAATTGAATACCTTCACTCCATGAAAGGTTCCATGCTTCATTAAGATCTAATGATGCAGCAGCGAATGTGTTTAATAAGTTCATTGTTTAGGAATTTGTTTTTTATAATCTTGAACTGGTGGTTTGTATCCTTTTACATTACCAGTTTCAGGTGGATATGCTTTAAGCAATTGATAGTATACTTCTTCTGCTACTATCTTTCTTATTTGTTCTGCCTTTGCAGTTTCTCTTTTTTCAGGACCACCAGTATAGTTGTCGATGGCAACATTACCACCGACCACTGTACCAGTACCGACTACAACAACTGCTGTACCAGTTGAAGCAATCTTTTGTAAGTCCATTAGAAACCGCCAGGAACAGGAAGACCTAGACTAGCACCTTGAGGTGCACCTGCTTGAGGTGCAGGAAGACCTACATCTCCTGTGAGAGCACCACCTATAGCACCACCACCGAGACCTCCTGTTACTGCTTCAATTGCTTGTTTTTTGATGTTATCGATAATAGCATCCTTATTGAGATATACAACCCCAACAGTACCAACGAGGGTGATAGATACAACACCACTTGCAATAGCGATTCCATTTATAATTTTTTGCATGACTCTAAAGTTTGTAAGGTTCTTTGTTATCAGTATCTGAGACACCAACTATTTTAAGAGGTGCTTGCTCAATACGAATAGTTTGAGTAGGACCAGACTTAGCTATGATTGCCTCAATATCTTTAGCAGTAACAGGGGGAGCTCCGTTACCACCGTTGCCATTACCATTCATCTTCATAGTGCCGTCACCTTTCTTGCTGGCTGTCTGAATTCCGAAGCTAGCTAAAACCCCAGTAAACACCGAAGCTATAAAAGTTGGATCAATTTTCTGTTGCGGTACACCTGGTATAGCAACATAATTTAAAGTCAAGATCCCACCCGACCAGGCAAGAACGGTAATGCGAACAAATGTACTAATGATAGCAGCTTGTTCTTCAGGATCTGGAAGTATAGCATCCTTTAGTTTACCTAACGGACCTTTCTTCTTCTCCTCCTCTACCTCTTCTACCTTATCATCTAAAATTTCTTCAGCCATATCTTTTTAACAACTGGCCCTATTTATACACTTGTAGGTTGCTTCTTTTTACCAATATTATACTTAGACTCAAGAGACCATTCACTCTTCTCTTTATAAGCAATAACTTTTATTTGACTAAGCGGAGCTGCATTAACAATTTCAGTTTCTTTAACAACGTTAACTAAACCCCAATCAGATAATAGTTTAATAATTCTGTTACGTCTTTGTAAATCATTCTCAGAAAGATTTGCTTTCTTACCATCTAAAGCAAACAGTTCTTTAAAATGTACTATGTAATACTGTCCCTTCTTATGAAGAATGTGACAAGATTGGTATAACTTCTTTTCCTTACGAGAAGCAACACCTATACGAGTAAGAGTTTCACGAACTTTCAGAAAATCATCTGGTTCTTTCAAACTCACTTCTACCATATCGTCTTTAGTCCATTGGACTTCAACTTCAGTCATTTCTTACCTCCTTTATTCAGTTTTTCTTTAATGTAATTAAGTTGGTCTGGAGTTAAGATCCTTAAGGCTTGAATTGCTTTATCATTACTATAACCATAGTATTTTTTCACAAGGTCAAGATCTTTCACTTTCTCTTTTTTTAGGTCTCACTGTATTTAGATAAAACGAATATTGTAATTTCTTATCCAAGTTAGGATACCGATTCATCTCATTAGCAAATGCTAGTGTGTCCATATGGTGCGACAAGCATTTGTTAATGACATAAGGAGGATAGTTCTTTTCCCAACCAGGATCATCTTGCATAAGATCTTCCTTGTTGAAATTAATACTGTTCAAATAATCCTTAAGAGGATAACGATCATCATATGGCATAGTTAGTTAACACAAGTTCTTTACGTTCTGCTTGCTCTTTCATATAATCACCTGTAGAACGCATACTATAAGTTAAATCATACTCAGCAGCATACCAATCTTTAAATCGATTTCGTATAACCTGAGTACTGTTATATGATATCATCTGATGGTTAGTATGTCCATCACAATCTGCTGCAAACATATCATGATTAAAATTCTTATGCATTGCACCCCTCTTACCATAGATAGGTATTCCAATCTCATATGGAGGATCGAAATAAGTAAAGACATTCTTATTATCAGTCAGTAAATCTTCATAAGACTGATTGGTTATTTTCCAATGCTGTATTAACTTTGAATACTCTGGTAACTTGTCTATGCCTCGTATACTGAAGTTGGACTCACTGGCTTGTTTGGAGAAGGAACTCGATTCGGTAAGACCACTGAAAGAACACTTATTAACAATATAAAAACTAACAGCACGAGTGGTGAGACTGGCTGAGGTATCGTTAACCAATTCCTTACTTTCCAGAAAAAGTTCTTTTGCTTTTTCTGGTGTTGAGTATGCTGTTTTAAAAGTTCTGAGCCTGGTCGTAATTTCATTGCCTTCATGTTGTAGTTGTTGCCAAAAGTTAGATAGAGGTTCATACAAATCATTTACCCATATCTTCAGATGAGGATAGTGTTTTGTCATGTATAAAGCAACAGAACCACCTCCAAGAAAAGGTTCTCTATACTCATTATACATACTCATCTCTGGTAAGTATCGTGACATCTTTGTGATAGCACGTGACTTACCACCTGGATAACGAAGAGGGGTTTTCAATGATTTCATTTTTTAGTAGTGTTGCTTCGTGTTCTGTTGTGAATTGCTAT